ATTACGGATGCGGATGTAACACTGGATGCAATTGCTGATAATTTCATATCGAGAGTATCTTTCGATTGATTCGGATGTCGGCTTATGCCGTATTACACAGAGGGGCAGGCTGAGACCTGTCCTTTTGTGATATGAAAGGAGTATTTTTATGGCAGAATTTACAAATGTAGCTGCTCAGACTGTAGCAGCAAATGGAAATGTAGTATTTTCAAACACAGCAGTTAAAGGTTCTAACTGCATTCAGCACAGAGAGGGAAGTGGAATCATCACTCTGAGAGGACTGACTAATCAGTGTAAAGCAAGATTCTTTGTGGATTTTTCCGGTAATATCGCAATTCCAACAGGCGGTACTGTCGGAGCCATTTCTCTGGCTATTGCAATCTCTGGCGAACCGGTTCTTTCTTCACAGATGATTTCCACACCGGCGGCAGTGGACCAGTATAACAATGTGTCCTCTGGTATCTATATTGATGTACCTCGTGGATGCTGCGTTAATATCGCAGTAGAAAACACAAGCGATCAGGCTGTTTCTGTTGCGAACGCAAATATTGTCGTGACCAGGGAAGCGTAGGAGGTGCGATTATGAGAGACATTAAAGACTTATGTGCAAGAATCGAAGACGAACTGTCCAAAATCGCTGATAATGGACTGACCACCGGAAATCTGGAAATGACATACAAGCTGATTGATATGTATAAAGATATCAAGAATACGTATTACTGGGACAAAAAAGTGGAATATTACAACACTGTCCTTGATGAGATGCGTAGCGGCTACAATGACGATTACAGCGAACGCGGAAGAAAGCGCGACAGCATGGGGAGATACAGTTCGAACGACGGCAGAATGATGCCAGATTACGACAGAGGTAGTTCTTATGCCAGACGTGGTGAACATTATGTCAGAGGACATTACAGCCGTTCTGACGGACGAGATGCTTATGACGACTATATGACACAGAAACAGAGCTATCGTTCCGGCAAGTCTGAGGACTGCAAGAGAAAAATGCTTGCCGCCCTGGAAGAACACCTGGACGAACTCACTACAGAAATGAGTGATATGTCCAAGGACGCAGAGTGCCGGGAAGAACGTGATCTTGTCAAGAGATACGTAGAAAAACTCCGGGATATGCTCTAATTAGCTAAAACATGTACCACAACTTTTTGAAAGGTTTGTGGTACAATGTATTCATAAGGAAGATTCGTAAGTGGTTGCAGCCACTTGACATAGACATTTTTATTGATTCCTCATTTCTCGGGTGCGTGTCCTTAATAGAAAATGCAGTGGCCGGATTGCCACATAAGAAGCATGAGGTTGAAAAGCGGATGCAATTTCCGACGCGTACCATTGCCGTTAGTGCATGGCGGCATACCATCCTTGTGAGAACATATAACTGGACAGTGGAATTCAACCCGCGCAGAGGTGTGCGACCGTATAGGCGGTGTTGACGTAGCCCGAAACGTCTCGTGTTTAGGCATAGCACGTAAAATACCTTGCTAACCCGGGAATCCGGGTTAATGGGATATAGCTCAGTTGGTAGAGCACTTGACTGTTAATCAGAGTGTCACAGGTTCGATTCCTGTTATTCCAGTTACCCTGCCAGTGGTCTAACTGGCTTAATCCATTTACCTGCGGCGGCAGGTCAATAAACACGACCAGGAGGATATATATGCAGAAACTTATTGACACATTAAAATCATTTGGAATCGAAATCCCGGAGGACAAACAGGCAGATGTGAAGAAAGCACTCTCTGAGCATTACAAAAATGCGAAAGAAGTAGCAAAAACTCTGTCAAAGGTCGAAGGAAAACGTGATGGCTGGAAAGAACGTGCCGAGACAGCAGAAGAGACCTTAAAAGGCTTCGACGGTATCGACCCGGCAAACATTCAGACGGAGCTTGCTGGATGGAAGAAAAAAGCGGAGGACGCAGAAAAAGAGTTTAATGCGAAAATCTATGACCGTGATTTCTCAGATGCTCTGAAAGCAGCACTTGATGATGTTAAGTTTTCCAGTGAAGCGGCTAAGAAGTCTGTTATGGCAGACATTAAAGAAGCAGGATTGAAGCTGAAAGACGGTAAAATCCTCGGACTAAATGACCTGATTGAGCAGATGAAGCAGTCTGACGTATCTGCTTTTGTAGATAAATCTCAGCAGCAGGCTCAGCAGAATCAGGCAAGATTTACCACTCATGTTGGACAGCAGCAGACACCGGTAAGCATGACAAAGAAGGAAATCGAAGCGATCAAAGACCCGTCCGAGAGACAGGCTGCAATTGCTCAGAATATCCAGTTATTCCAGTGATTTTTTTACACCGACTATGCATCAGAGTATAGCCGCTAACCCAATACCTTAACAATTATGGGTAGAAAGGATTTTTTATGTCAGCAAAAACAAATCTTATTATGACTAATGATATTCATGTCACAGCACGTGAGATTGACTTTGTTACCAGATTCGAAAGAAACTGGCAGCACTTACGCGATATTCTCGGTATCATGCGTCCAATCAAAAAGACACCCGGAGCGGTTCTTAAATCAAAATATGCAGAGGGTACATTACAGAACGGAAATGTTGGTGAGGGCGAGGAAATCCCTTACAGCAAATTCGTTATAAAAGAAAAGCCATATGCAGAAATGACTATCGAAAAGTACGCAAAGGCTGTATCCATTGAAGCAATCAAGGATCACGGTTATGAGAACGCTGTTCAGATGACTGACGATGAGTTCCTTTTCCAGCTTCAGACTGACGTTACCGGCAGATTCTATGACTATCTGAAAACCGGTACACTTACTTCCACAGAAACTACATTCCAGATGGCTCTGGCAATGGCTAAAGGGCGCGTAGAAAACAAGTTCAAGCAGATGCACAGAAATGTGACTGGTGTTGTTGGATTTGTGAACATTCTGGACGTATATGAATACCTTGGAGCGGATGAGATCACTATTCAGAATCAGTTCGGCTTCCAGTACATGAAAGATTTTATGGGATTCAATACTATCTTCCTGTTATCTGACAGTGAGATTCCAAGAGGACAGGTTATTGCAACTCCTGTTGAGAACATCGTACTTTACTATGTAGACCCGAACGAATCTGACTTTGCGAGAGCAGGTCTGGTGTATACCGTTTCCGGCGAGACAAACCTGATCGGATTCCATACACAGGGCAACTACCACACAGCAGTTTCCGAGGCGTTTGCAGTTATGGGACTTACTCTTTTTGCGGAGTACATTGACGCAATCGCAGTAATCACCATTGATGAGACACCAACACTTGGTACTCTGACAGTAAATTCCGTGGCTGGAACAGCAAGCGGTGATACAAAAATTACCGTAAATCCGACTAAGGAAAATGCCAACAACGTATATAAATACAAAGTTGCAGCAGATGCAGTAACTGTTGGATATGGACAGAATCTCAGAAACTGGAGTACTTGGGATGGAAAAGCCGATATCACAGCAGCAACCGGACAGAAGATTACAGTGGTTGAGTGTGATGGAACATACAAAGCACTGAACGCCGGAAGTGCAAGCGTAGCAGCAAAATGATGATCGATTAGGAGGTAGCTGGCATGGCTTATGCAGATTATGATTTTTACACAGAATCCTATTATGGCAATGTCGTGCCAAAAGCTGACTTTGATCGTCTGGCAGCCAGAGCCAGCGATTTTATTGATACATTGACATTTGATAATTTGGTGGACGGACTGCCAGCTGATAAGCGTTCACAGAAACGTATTAAAAAGGCGGTCTGTTCACTGGCTGAATTAATGTATCAGATTGAGCTTGCTGAGAAGAATGCTACCAATGCCGCTGTGAGCGGTACGTCAACTGCAATCGGGTCTGGTGGTAGCACGACAGGCATTGTAACATCTGTATCCTCTGGAAGTGAATCCATTTCCTACGCCACGCCTCAGCAGATTGGAGCAAGTGCAAAGGAATGGAGTGCGGTGTATGCCGCCGCCGGGGATGTACAGAAAACGAATGACTTACTTCTTAAGACAGCTTTGCCGCTTCTGATGGGAGTGAGGACAGATGATGGCATACCGATATTGTATGCGGGGGTGTGAGCATGAAATATGTACGAATAAAACCGACTATAGTTGAAGCTATTCAGTGTTTTACCACTCCAGAGAGTATAGCTCAAATTGAAAAGTTTGTTGGCGATTCGGTAGAAATTAATAACAACCTTAAAACACCGCACATTGAGATTTCCACATATTCTGTTCTATTTAGAGATGGTGAAACAGTTGATTTGGTACTCATAAAACCCGGAGACTACATATTGCGTGATGAAGAAGGGTATTTCAATACAATGACAAAGGATGAGTTTGAAGAAGAATTTAAGGAGGTATCTGAATAATGGACATTTCAACATTAGGCTCATGTATCGCAATCGTTATGATTTGCTACATCGTAGGAATGGGCTGTAAAGCATCAAAAAGAATCTCTGATGAATGGATTCCAGTAATCATGGCGGTTATTGGTGGGATTCTCGGAGCGGTCGGAATGGGAGTTATCCCGGATTTCCCGGCAACGGACTATATCACGGCAGTTGCGGTCGGTATGTTTAACGGATTGTCGGCGACCGGTGTGAATCAGGTTATTAAGCAGACAGTGCAGAAAGAGTGATTTTATGGGCGGACGTGGCG